GAAAGCTGAGTACTCACTAGAGCTTGCTCAAGACCTCAAGGCAATCCACGGTTTGAATGCAGAAGCAGAACTTGCTAACATTCTTTCTACTGAGATCCTTGCGGAAATCAACCGTGAAGTTATTCGTACAATCTATAACGTAGCAGAACCTGGTGCTCAGGCAAACGTTGCTACTGGTGGTACATTTGACTTAGACACCGATTCAAACGGAAGATGGAGTGTTGAGAAGTTCAAGGGATTGATCTTCCAAATGGAAAGAGATGCTAACGCCATCGCACAAAGAACTCGTCGTGGAAAGGGCAACATGATCCTTTGCTCCGCAGACGTTGCTTCTGCTCTAACAATGGCTGGTGTTCTTGATTACACACCTGCTCTTAATGCTAACCTTAATGTTGATGACACAGGCAATACATTTGCTGGTGTACTTCAAGGTAAGTATAGAGTATACATTGATCCTTTCTCTGCTAACGTATCTGATACTCAGTACTACGTTATCGGTTACAAAGGTTCTTCACCTTATGACGCTGGACTGTTCTACTGCCCATACGTTCCACTACAGATGGTTCGTGCAGTTGGTCAGGACACCTTCCAACCAAAAATTGGATTCAAGACTCGCTACGGCATTGTCGAGAACCCATTCTCACAAGGTGCTGTGGAAGATGCTCAAGGTCTTGGTGTTCTTACACGTAACAAGAACCGTTACTACAGAAGAGTTAAAGTTACTAACCTCATGTAAGCGAGACGCTTATATTTCTCAAGAGCACTCCTTCGGGGGTGCTTTTTTTTGTCTACATATGCTATAATAGTATTAAATGAGAGTTTGAAGTGAAAATAGATCATCAACCACTATTCCCAACACCATTATATGAAATTAGTGGATTGGAAATTGATAATGAGAAACTAGAGAAGGATATATATGAACTGAAAGAAAAGGATCCTGGTATAGAAAAAGGATATTCAAATCGAGGTGGATGGCATAGTAATCCTCAAAAAAATAATGAAATTCAAGAAATTTTTAAACCAGTAATTGATGCCTTTGGAAAAATATTTCCAGAAATGATATTCGATCCAAAAATATCACGTATAGATTCCTTGAGTATATGGGCAAATATAAATCCCAAAGGATCTTACAACACTACACATAATCATCCAGGATGCGATCTTTCTGGTGTTTATTACGTTAAAGTTCCAGAAGGAGAATCAGGTACTTTGAATTTCATTGATCCTAGACCTGCTTTAACTTATGGAAATAATTTTATAGTTGAGAGATATGTTGGCGGTGAATTTGTTTCAAGATTTCCCATAGTAGGAAATATGTATTTGTTTCCATCCAGTTTTAATCATAATGTGGGAACTAATTTAACAGAAGAGGATAGAATATCAATATCATTTAATTTAAACTTAAGTTGATAAATAGTTAAAAAAATAATAATGGCTGCATCTGGACCGTTTGTAAATCAAATACAAAATAGAAATTATCTATCTGGTATAGGTTTTAAGTTTAATCTTGCCAAGTATCCTAAAGTAGATTTTTTCTCAAATAGTGCTAGAATACCAGAGTTGTCTTTAGCAGTTACTACTCAACCATCTTATCTAAAAGATATTGATTTACCTGGTGAAAAATTAACCTATGGTGATTTTACTCTTAGGTTTTTAGTTGATGAAGATATGGAAAATTATATGTCAATTTATGATTGGATGAATGGATTAGGATTTCCAGAATCAACTAAAGAATTTCAAGAGTTAACTACCGATAAAGACGGTAGAAGAGAAATGAGAGAGCAGTATTGTGATGGAACACTTAGAATATTAAATAGCAATCTTAGAGAAATAGCAAAAGTTAAATTTAAAGATTTATTCCCAGTTTCCTTGACATCTTTGGATTTTGATGCTACAAATACTGATGTACAATATTTAACTGCAGAAGCATCATTTAAATATACAATATACGAATTACTCAGTTCTAAATGAATCTTGACAAAATTCAGGAGATGTGGGAGCGTGATGCTGTCATTGATCCTGATAATCTACATGATGAATCCTTGAAGATTCCACAATTACATTCAAAGTATTATACGGTTTATAATACTATTACTTTGTTGCGTGAAAAAGCAAGAGAACAATACAACAAAGTTAGATTAGAGAGGCATAATTATTATACAGGTAAAGCACCAGCAGAAGTTTATATTGAGGAACCTTTTGGATATAAGGTAAGAGAAAAAGATGCTATACAAAGATATATGGATGCGGATGAAAAGGTTCAAAAGATTGATCTTAAAATAAGGTATTATGATACTACTTTAAAGTTCTTAGAAGAGATTATTAAAAATGTTTCTAATAGAACATTTCAAATTAAAAATGCAATAGAGTGGAATAAGTTCCAAGCAGGTATGTAATAAATACTTTATATTTCCTAATAACTTCATGGATCATCATTCTGGTGAGACTGATGAATGGGTAGTTGAACTTAAAATGGGCATCACAGAAACTAGGTTGCTCTATAAACATATAAACGATTCTCTGTATGGACCTTACCCAAGTAAGTCTATGCATTCAATAGAGGAACTTGCATATCTACGTGCATTAAAGAATAAATTGTTTGCGATAATTTGCGAATATAGTTATGATATGGAAGAATTTGATAAATAAAGTATAAAGTAATTTTTGTTACGATGAAGCCAACTCCAAAAGAAAGTCAGAAAATTCATGAGAATTATAAAAAAGTTGTAGAACATCTTATTGAAGAGAAGTATGCAGCAGACCATGAATCTGCAGATAAAATTATTTCTGGTATGACTCAAGATTGGTACGATACTATTGTTGGATAAATGAAATCCTTTAAACAATTTAATGAAGATTCTTATGCTAGGAAAGGTCTAGGTACTTGGGCAACAGGTAAGGCACTTGAACTTGGTCTTCATGGTATAAAAAAAGGTTATCAGATTGGTAAGACAGCAGTAAATGCAATTACTTCTCTTAAATCTAATAATAGTGATCAAGAAAGTTTGACTAAGAGACAACTTCTTGATAAGGTTAAGAATCTGCGAAGAGATAAAAAAATTAGAGAAGTTATAGCTAATACTGATAAGGGTTCAATTGAAAGAGCACAAGGATTATCAGGAGTAGGAAATGCTAAAGTACTAGATCCTCCTCCAAAATACACAGGAAAATAAGGCTCTAAATAATCCTACGTTGGTATAGGATTATGAGTCATTTGATTATATCAAAGAAGAATGAGGTTCATCTGCACATAGAAGCAGAGGCACATGTGTATTATGAATTATCAGACCAATTCACTTTTGAAGTGCCTGGTGCAAAGTTTATGCCCCATTATCAAAAGAAATATTGGGATGGTAAGATACGATTATTCAGTACTCAGACAGGAGACATATATGTTGGACTATTAGATAGAGTAGTTCAATTTTGTAAAGATCAAAGATATACTTACGAATTTAAAGAAAACAAATATTATGGTCTTCCATTTGAAGTTAATGAAAAGATTTCAAAAGAAGGTGTAAAGGATTATATGACGGCAATCTCTAAACATAAACCTAGAGATTATCAGATTGATGGTGTATATGATGCTCTTAGAAATAATAGAAAATTATTAGTATCTCCAACTGCTTCTGGTAAGTCGTTAATGATATATGCCATCATTAGATACTTTGTTGAGAATAAGAAGAATACACTCATTGTAGTGCCTACAACATCCCTTGTAGAGCAGATGTATAAAGACTTTGCTGATTATGGTTGGGATGTAGGATCATACTGTCATAAAATCTATGCTGGTAGAGAAAGAGAAACCGATTCACAGGTTATTATTACTACTTGGCAATCCATATACAAACTACCAAGAAAGTATTTTGAAAGATTTGATGTAGTAGTTGGTGATGAAGCACATCAATTTAAATCTAAATCTCTTGTTGCCATTATGACTAAGTTAGGTAATGCCAAATATCGTTTTGGATTTACAGGAACTTTAGATGGATCAGAAACTCATAAGTGGGTCTTAGAGGGTTTATTTGGTCCTTCATATAAAATTATTAAAACTGATGAATTAATGAAGAAGGGGCATCTTGCTACATTAGATATCAATGTGCTTCTATTGAAACACCCACCGAATAAATTTGAAAACTTTGAAGAAGAAGTTCAATATATTATTGGTCATGAGAAGAGAAATCGATTGATTCGTAATCTTGCTTTAGATCTTAAAGGTAATACTCTTATATTATTTGCCAGAGTAGAAGCACACGGAGAACCCCTTTATGAGATGATAAATAATAATGTAGTGGAGGAACGCAATGTCTTTTTTATTCATGGTGGAGTGGACACCCAAGACCGAGAGAGAGTTCGAGAAATCACTGAGCAAGAGAATAATGCTATTATCGTGGCCTCGTATGGAACCTTTTCCACTGGGATTAATATCAAAAATCTACACAACATAATTTTTGCATCACCTTCTAAATCTAGAATAAGAAATTTACAATCTATTGGAAGAGTTCTTAGGAAAGGTAATCAAAAAACAAAAGCAACTTTATATGATATTGCTGATGATATTAGTAATAAAACTAGAAAAAATTATACATTAAATCATTTAATAGAAAGAATTAAAATTTATAACGAAGAAAAATTTAATTATGACATAGTAAATATACCAATCAAAAAATAATGCAAGATGAATTCTACGGAGTAATAAAATTAATAACAGGAGAAGAAATTTTCGCTTTAATTTCTGTAGAAGAAAATGATGGAAATCCTAAAATATTAGTTCAAACCCCTGTAATAATGAAAGTATTAACTCATGGAGCTGGACAATATGTAAAAATAAAACCTTGGTTGGAGTTGGCAGATGAGGATATGTATCTTATTGATTATGCTAAAGTTATTACTATGACTGAAGTTAAAGATAAACAAATGATTCATTTCTATAAAAGATACTTAGAAGATGATCAACTTGATTTTGAAATGGATGGAAAAGTATCTATTAATCCACAAATGGGATTTATATCAACTGTAGAAGATGCTCGTAAGAATCTTGAAAAAATATATAATGATACTAATAAACCAAAAGAAAGCTAAATCCTTCTCATCAACCCTTACAGAGTTATTCTACAGATAATATAGCACCTTGTCAAGTCGTGTAAATAATGTTATAATATAAACAATTATTAATAAGGATATATTAATGTTATGGCTAAGAAGAAATCAGAACATTATGTAAATAATAAAGAACTCTTAGCAGCGTTAATAGATTATCGTGCTGAAGTTGCTGTAGCAAAGACAAAGGATTTACCTAAACCT